GTGGAACTATCTGCAAATTCATATCATCTTTATCAGCAATAGCACATATTTTCACTTCACTTAAAAGCAAATCACCTATCAACACATCACATTCTTGACCATTGACACTCTTGACCTGTCCACTAAGTAATCCTTGTGACTCTACGCAAGCTATCTCCTTTATTTTCTGTGCTATTCTGCTGTAATTATTCATTTATCTTCTTGCCTATGCTTATAATTCTTTCTCCACCTTGTGAGGAGAAATTTACTTCTGTTGATACTACATAATACACACCATTCTTATAAGGATATTCGCTATCTCTAAGAAGTATCTTATATGTGGGCTGGCAATATGGCACAAGCCACCCCGTAAAATTACCCTCAAAACCAGTGTAAACTATCTGCTGTAACTCTTGCTCACCTCTCTTTGTGAGAGATGCCTTATCTGTTATACCATAAACCTTTATAGACCTTCTTTCTCCACCTTGCTTACCCACTGTTACAACTATGCGTTTTCCATCTCTACCAACACTCTCTACCTCCACGAAATACTTCCTTTGGTCTGCTTTCTTATATTTTAGAGAAGACTTTTCTACATTGCGGGCAAAATCAAATGTTACTACTGCTGTATTAGCTATCTCTTTGTATTGAGGATGTACATGCAACGTTTTATCCTTAAAGTATATATTTGCCTTTGTCTCATCTTGCACTTTTTTCAATATATCCCAAGCATTCACATCTTTGATGACAAATTTATCATATTTAAAATCGTAATCGCAAGCAAGAATATAGCTTTTATCTATTTCACTAATCACATATTGCAGCAACGAAAGCAATGAGACATTCTTCATTTCCTTATTTCGTACTTCTTTACGAAAAAGATATATGTCATCTTCGCACTCTAACTTTACAGAACTATCATCTGTTGTAATGGTATTTAAATATCCATTAAACTCTGTTTGAAGATGGTCATCATAGCCCAACTCTATAGTTACAATATCACCTTCCTTTAACTTGCTCTCTATGTCTATACTCTTATTGATATATGTTGCAGGCAATACTATCTCAGCAGTGTCTGAAAGACTCTCTACACTCTTGCGTATTCGCACACTATCAACACAACCAAGCCTATATTTACCTATCTTTATTTTATACTCCATTGACATCATAAGCTAATCTCCCTCTATAATTAAGTTATCAGTATTATAGTCATCACTTACAGCTTTTATTGTAAACATTTGATTTACCATTCCCTTAGTGAAAGGAAACTCATAATCTTCAATGGCTATCTGCTTTATATTGAATATTGTGAATAAAGGACTGACGACATCCCACACCCTCCGAGCTTCACACATATTTCTAAGCCTCTGCAAAGCCTCTGAAGGCAATTCATTATCTTTATCTCCAATGATTAATCCTGCTATATTTATCTGATAATCGTCTTGCGTCCATAGTTCTTTGACACTTCCTCGTCTTATCATGTCGGCTACTCCTGCCTTCAAAACATTGCGTTTAACTATAATATTCTTGCCTGATATATTTACAACAGGTTCTATCGGCAAGAGCCAATAGTCTTTCTCAGAACTAAGTTTAACACTTAGGGGACAAGAGCAATTGACGTTCATCAACCCTTCAGACATTTGTGTGGGAGTGTCTATTTTCTTAACAACCTCTGGGTGATTGAGCCAATAAGGTGGAAACTTATATCCTGTTGCAAAATCTATATACATATCTTCGCCTCCTAACTTACAGAACTCTGTGCTATATTTAACACTCTGAATAAAGCCTCAGCTACTTGATTCTCCACATCTGCTCTATTCTCCACAAAGCCTCCGTTAAATGACATAGTACCAATCAGATTTTTGAAATCTATCTTTATATTTGTGCTTCTCTGTCCACCTTGTGTTATAGCTTCTTGTCCGCCTGCTCCCACATTACCGCCTGCTCCATTGCCTACATTATTACCGCCATTATCTATGCTTGTCTGCAACATTCTATTAGTACCTAAACCTAATTTATCTTTTAAGCCCTTTGTTACATTGCTTAACTTCTTACTATTGTCCAATTGTAAATTGATAGAGCTAAAGGAGTCTTTCGCTTTCTTAGCATCATCACCAACCTTTCTGCCAGCTGAAAGTATTGCTTGCTTTCTTGCTTGTGTATCTGCATTTATCTTATTGATAGCTGCCCTATTGGCTGAGCTATCTCCTAAGCCAACAGCTTCCTTAAACTTATACCAAGCAAATTTTATAGCATTTATTCCTATTAAAAAACTGTTAATCATAATACTAAATTTTAACTTAGCAACATCTACAAAAGACATAAGAACGTATTTCATTCCATTTACAACTCCATGCCACAGTGTTCCCCAACCTTTTATCTTTACTGCCAAAAATACTATCACTCCAATCAAAGCTATTATTCCTGCAATTATCAACCATACTGGACAGCCCCACAATGTCATATTGAGAAATTTCCAAACGATAGTAAGCCCCTTAACCACAAGAGAGAATACTTTTAAAACACTGCCCCAAATACTAATTGCTATTGTTTGTATTCTAACAATACTTGTACATACTAATATTACACCAGCAAGTCCTGCAACTGTTGCTGTAATAGCAATTATTAGTGGATTGCCTTTTCTGATTTCTCTAAAAAGCCAAGACAACTTATTTACTACATTATTGATAAAATCTAATGTCGGTTTTAGAATAGGAGATAATATATTGTCATAAAATTTAGATACAATTTCTTGTAAAGAATCCATAAAGTTAGACCATTTACCACTTAATGTTTCACTTGCTTTCTCTGCTCCTTGATAAAATAGCCCTTGTTTATCTGTTGCCCATTGAAAAGCTTGGCTTAACATCTCCGTTGATATTTTACCTTCACTCATTTTCTGTTTTAGCGATGCCATACTTTCACCTGTTCGCTCACTGATAACTTGTAAAGGATTAAAACCTGCATTAATCATCTGCAATAAGTCTTGTCCTTGCAATTTGCCAGCACTTGTTGCTTGTGAGAAAGCCAATGTAAGGCTCTCCATCTTTTGTCTATCACCCATTGATATGTCACCTATCTGTTTTAATGCTCCAAATGACTTCTCTGCACTTATTCCAAAGCTCATCATTGTCTTCTGCCCATCTATCAAGTCTGCTTTTTCATACGGTGTTCTTATAGCATATTGAGTAATCTTATTATAATATTCATCCGTAGCTTGTGCATCATTCTTAAATAATGTTTTAAGATTTGTCTTCTGCATTTCTTCTCCCATTCCTATCTTTATACTTTTTCCTATTCCATAAATAGCAGCAGTCATCGGATTAACAAAAGCCGGTATAGAACTTGTTATATCCCTCATCCACTTTTTTAATTTTCCTCCATCTAAATTATTGAGTTTCGTGATTTCCTTTTCAAGTCTCTGTATCTCGTGATTACTTGCTCGTATAGCTTCTTTATTGCTTGCTGGTATCCACTCTTTCTGTGCTTTTAAGGCTTCTATTCTTTTTGAAATACTACCAATAGACACTCCACAATTCTTCATAGTCATATCAGCACTACGAACACTTTTCTCTATCTTTGACCATGTGTTGAGTTGCTCATTATTGTTTATGCCTATCGCTTTTAATTTGGAAGATATATTTTCCCTCAAATTAAGAACGTATGTCAATGTATTTTCTGCCATTTTCCGTTTATTGTTATTTTTTTTGCTACTTTTGCAATTGGTATGTGGACGATAATTACAATAATTTTCTTATTCTATATAGCAACCGCACTTATGGGTTTGCTTGCTAAATTTTTTGGATTTATATTCCCTTATATATTTATTGTTATGATTTGTATAGCAATATTGCCTGTGTTGCCTATATTTATGACTTGTATGACACGCAAGACACATCCTAAATACACAAAATATGGAATAGTTTTAAGTGTTGTCTGGGTATCTCTAATATGTCTCTTTATATTTGTTTAATTAGCCCCTTGAACCTTTTGCTTCTTGCTCTCTTATCCATTGCAGGTCTCTATACATCATAGCCCATTGTTCATCGGAGAGACTGTCTGGGTCGGGACAGTGCATGTAATATCTTAACAATGCATTACAAGCTCTTACACCTTTCCCGACACCCGCTCCAGAAGCCTCTATAATTTTTCCAGCTCAGCCTCCTTTGTCTCTATGATTTCACCCAACTTAGCAGAGGCTGATAAGAACAATGTATCATCAGTCTTTATTTCGTCATCTCCACCTAAGAAGCAATCTCGCATTATGACTTCATTAAACTTCAAAGGGTTGCTTTGTCCTGCCATTGAGGCAAAGCCTAAGGTCTTTCTTGAAGGCTTCTTAAAATAAGCCACCTTATCTTCAACTGTTATCTTGAAGATGTCTCCATGCTCTTTTTTCCAAGCATTGATTTGTTCTTTTGTTACTTCCATTGTCTTACTTTGTTACTTCTATTGATAGGCAGACAAAAGGCAGAGTTATCTCCATAAATTTGTCCCCCTGTTTGATTTCTTTACTCTCTTCTGTGAACTGTAGACCTTGTATGCTGTCATTTATCATAGCATCTCCCTTTGTTGGGTCTCCGTATGAGACAATGGCATCAAGGTTTAAACTTAAAACACTACCACCACCCAATGCTCTCAAGGTCTCATATTCACTCTGAGTAAGTGATATTTCACCGTCGCATTTTTCATTGCCTTTTTGAATGGAAAGAGCTTTATTGCCCTTTCCATATAAAGCCTCTTTTTCTTGAGATTTCTTATACTTTATGCCTCTAAAACCTGTAACATCTCTGCCACCAAGTATGAGAGTCATATCTTCAAATTCATATTCACGTCCGTTTACCATTTTTTACCTCCTTTTATTCATTTGTTACAATAAACCCAAGATTAACATTTATATACTTTGAATACCCGTAAGGCTTCACTTGTACAGCCATATCAAGCTGTGAAGTAGCCAAAACGTTTTGGTCGTAATTAATAAAGCATTTAACACCTTTATCCGTAGTGTCTGACGTATCAACTCCCAATTCTCCTTGTGAAGTCATCTCATTATATATGCCTGATACTATCTCTTGTTGCCAACTCTTACACATAGCAGGCACAAGGGTTCCGTCATTCTTCACTGGTATTTCATCATTGATATGATTAAGCATTATTCTATATGCAATTCTATAAGCCTTATCTATAGTTCTTCTACGTGCAATGCTTCTATAATCATCTGCAACTTTTGTTGCTAAACAGTCATCGGTGAAATAATATCCAACCTTGCCAGTGAAAGTTCTAAATGTTATGTATCCTTTATTATTCAGCGTTTCAATATCTGCAAAATAAGGGTCTTTGTCCCCTATAAATACTTCTGTGGCACTCAGTGCTCCATCTTTCACACGACCTATATGTCTTTGCACAGGTATAGAAGCCAACTTTCCTGCCAATATTCCTATTGCAGCCCCTTTACTTTGGGAAATAGTGTCTCCTATCAATACGCCAACACGATTATAAGACATCAGTGTTAAATCGGCAAGTGCTGCTATATTTGCATTGTCATACTCACGAGCTTCTATCATAGTAATTATCGGTGCATAAAGAGTATTAGTAGCCCATTCACCTAATGATTGAGCATTCTTCATCGCTACTTTGACATCCGCATCTAAACCATCTGTGATTGTTGAAGTGTATCCAGCTGATGGCGTGAATACAACATGCAAAAGTCTTATACGACCATTTGCTGAAAGAATGAGTTTCTTCGCCATATCTTGCTCCTTATCAACTAAATCACTTAATTTTGCTGTGGAAGGAAAGACCATAAGCCATAACTCTGCTCCGTCTTCTGCCTGCTCATAAAAGTCTTTCACTGCCTTATGAAGTGAGGCATTTGCATCTGTGTCCAATGAACTTACACCTAAGTCTTCTAATTCTGATAATTTATGTATGATATAAGGTGAGGCAAGTGCTAATTTTCCACTCCCTGCCACAGCCACACCTGTAGCAACCATTCCTGTTACACAGTCGGCACTTGGGCTCACTGAGCCCAATGCACCATTACTGAAATTTATCTTTACACTTGATAACATATTATTGACGTGTTATTTCTTTTATATCTTTACTTTCTAAACTTGCACTGTGGTTCATAGCATTACATTTCTCTAAGAAATACAGTCCGTCAGAAGTTTTATACAATATCTCACTACTCTTATATGTAGCAAAGATTTCTTCTGCTTTTTGGTCAATATCCTTTGATATTTCTTCCTCTACTTTGGCATTGGTAGTATCCAATGCTACTTTATTTTTTGTATCCATGTCTTTTATGAATTTATGTTACTTACTATTGCACCAATAGCCTCATTCCTCAAAGGTAAGGCAATGAAATAATGTCTATAAGAGACAATATTCTCTTGTGTGGTTGGCATTGAAGAAGCATCTTGCAGATAAGTCTTTGTCTCTCCCGTTGCTCTCATCATTCTTGGTGCGTAAAATGCTATTGATGCATTTCTTTCTGTGCTCGTAGCAACAGACCCATAAGCTAACTTCTTCAATGTTGAGACGGTGTAGGATGGAGTATCTACATACTCATATACTTCAAACCCATACATGTTTGCGATTTTTCCTGTTGTATAGTTGTTGTATTGCTGAGAAAAAACTCTATCTTCTTCCAACAAGTCAGACACATGCTCAGGAGATAAAACTAATACTCTACCAACCAATGGCACCTTTAATGTGTCAAACTTTTCTTTTAATTTCAAAACATCTATTGCTTTCATCTTCTTACGAGTACCATCAGCTGAAGCCAAGCCACTTGTCAGCACAACAGGTGTTGCATCTGTATTCTCTGAAGGAGCCAAAGAATGCAAGGCTTTTCTATATTTTGTTTCAGCAATGACATCACTGTGTCTTTCAACCACACTACCTATCTTGTCATAACCAAGCCCATGAAGTTCATCATCAGTTATCCTTGTTGGCTTTGTTTGATACTTATCTAACTGTATTGCCTTATTGGCATCAACCAAAGTCTCTATATCTAATGGATAGGTGGTATTATTGATGAGCACTGTGGGGTCACCACCTATGTCAACAAAGTTAATGACGTTATTTTTAGAATATTGGTCGTATGATTTTATCTTATCAAGCCACCCAACACTTTCCATAGAGGTGCGAAGAGCTTTTATAAGTTCACCTGTCCATATCTCAGGATATAGACCACTTCTCAATGCCCCTTTAGCACAACGTTGCAAAGGTAATAAAGCTATTGCATTTACTCCCAAAGCCCCCAAATAAGGAGACACTCCAATGATAGAGGCAATAAAGCCTCCAATAATGCAGTTTATTGCAACTGCCATAATAATTTTAAATACTGTTTTCATCGTTTTACTCGTTTTTATTCCATTTCTAATTCAACACCATATTCCGCTTTGTACAGACGTCCATACTCTGCTTTATCTTTCTCTTTGAGAGCAATCATTTGCTCCTGAGTCATATCACTCAGTTTTTCCACTCTCTTTTCCCCGCTTTTACCTATTACTTCTGAAGGCTTACTCATCTGTGTCATATCTTCAAATAGTGCCTTCAACTCTACAGCTCCGATTTTCTTGCCCAGAGCTATAAAATGCTCTTTCTTATCTTCTGTTACCTTGTGAAGATTGATAGCATTTTTAATCTCTGCCTCTATGGCATTGCTTTCTTGCTGTTCAATTTTAAACTCCAAACTCTGAACCTTATCGGCTTTCATCTGAAGTTCACTTACTTTTGTCAAAACTTCGGCTTCTGAGGCTGTCTCGCTCAGTCCGAGTTTTAGTGCGATTTCTTTCATCTTACTTTCCTTTTGATTATTATCCTTATTTAATTTTATGCGTGGTACTTGGCAATCTTCTCCATATACCAACTTTAATTTATTATGATTTTCATCATAAAGCACCAATGCATCATCATTAGCTCCAATATCTACTATTGACACTTCTGTAAGTTTGGAGCGAGTAACAGTACTTCTTATCTGTCCTTGAACTAAAACCTCTGGACTATCGCTTTGCTCTATGAGGTCTATTCCCATACTTACCATCTTTAGAGTACCATTTTCCCACTTTGCTTTTATCCTCTGAGCAAAATCATCACTCTCATCAAATACAGGAGTTCCTATCAAACTATCACCATCAACTCTAAGGTTGTCTATTCTTCCAATAGGTAATACTTCTTCTTTAATCCCTCTATCTGCCCTATGATGCATCCAGAGGAGTATAGGGTTACGTTGATATTGTGTTGTATCAATACCCTCTGTCATAACTCTAAATCCATAAGAATTAAGAGATGAATTGCTAATTACTACTTCTTTCGCCATTTCTATCACTAATTTTCGGCAAAGGTACTCACACTATAAAGCTCAACAAAGAAACAGTCCAAGGGTTGGACTATTTAGTCCAACCCTTGGACTAAAATTATATCAATAGACAAACAGAGCGTATTTTTGCCCCAAAATAGAAAGAAATGGCGAAGATTGACGAAAAGACAAAAGAACTTGCAAGGCTGTATTTCTTGCAAGGTAAAACCCAAAAAGAAATATCTGAAATAATAAATGTCTCTAAACAGACTATGAATAAGTGGGTTAACGACGGTAAGTGGAATGAAAAAAGAGCAGCAAGTAGTATTACTCGTACAGAACTTGTAAATAAACTGCTTTTTACTATAGACAAGCTGATAGAAAGTGTCAACGAAAGTGATGACCCCACATTGATTGCAGGCTTAGGAGACAAACTCAGCAAACTATCTGCAACAATAGAGAAGTTGGACAAGAAAGCCAGTGTTGTAGATGCTATTGAGGTGTTTATGGCATTTGGGAAATGGTTACAATACCGTGCTTCTTTTGACACGGAACTCACACCAGAGTTACTGAAGGCTATCAATAAATATCAAGACCTATATATTTCAGAGGTTATAGGTGCAAAAGATAAATAAAGAAAGATGCATCCTAAAAATTATACAGAGTGGAAAGAATGGTGCAATGTTGTACAGTCTCAAACTGTATTGCATCGTATAGAGACCCCAGAAAATAAACAGAAGCGAATAAATCATCTTTTGAAAAATTACTCCGACTTTGTAGATTATTACTTTCCACATTATTGTACCAATAATAAGACTGGCATAAAGATTTCTTCTGCACCATTCCATATTAAGGCAGCCAAGAAGATTATTTCATCTCCTAACATTAAAGCTGTATTTGAATGGGCACGCGGACACGCCAAAAGCACACACATGGACATATTTATTCCAATGTGGTTAAAGGCTCAAAAACATAGAGAACTTAATGTTATGGTTCTCGTTGGCAAAAGTCAAGAAAATGCCAACACACTGCTGGCTGATATACAAGCAGAGCTGCAATACAATCAAAGATATATAGCTGACTATGGTGAGCAATATTCCATTGGATATTGGACAGACGGAGAATTTGTAACAAAAGATGGTTGTGCTTTCTTCGCTCGTGGAAGGGGGCAAAGTCCTCGTGGCTTACGTTACCGCAATAATCGTCCCGACTACATAGTGATTGATGACTTAGATGATGATGAACTATGTCTCAATGATAACCGCATACGTAAGATGACTGATTGGGTGAAAGAAGCCCTTTTTGGTGCATTAGACGGCGGTCGTGGCAGGTTTATAATGGTTGGCAATCTTATATCTCGCAATAGTGTGCTTTACAATTTATCTCAAACTGCGGGCATTTTTTTCTCTAAGGTCAATGTCTATGACAATATTGGCAATATCTCTTGGGCAGAGAAATGGACAAAGGAAGAGGTGCAAGCTATTGAGGCATTCATGGGCTATAGGTCTTTTCAAAAAGAGATGATGAATAATCCTATAACAGAAGGTGCTGTCTTTAGAAGCGATTGGATACAGTGGAAGAAGCCCCTTGCCTTGCACAGATATGACCAGATAGTTGCTTATTGCGACCCATCGTTTAAAGGGTCTTCAAAGAACGATTATAAAGCTATTAAAGTATGGGGGAAGGTTGGCACAGAGCTTCATCAACTATTTGCCTTCGTACGTCAATGTTCCCTAAGCGAAATGATACGTTGGTTCTACGACATGCACGAGAAGATGACACAGGCTAATGCAATATGTCAATATTATATAGAAGCTAATTTCTTGCAAGATACTATTCTTGACGAATTTACGACAGAGGGCAACCTAAGAGGCTATCAATTACCTATACATGGCGACAAACGTAAGAAACCAGACAAGTTTCAACGAATAGAAGCTATCTCTCCTCTGTGGGAGAGGGGCTTTGTATATTATAATGAAAATATGATGAAAGACAGAGACACACTGACTGGCATGGAGCAAACACTTTCCTTTGAGAAAGGTATGCATTCTCATGATGATGCCCCTGATGCTGATGAAGGAGCTATTTATATCTTACAAAAGAATACTCGTTTAGGAGAGTTCCCTGCACGAATAGGTCGCATAAAATCTAATACAATATGGTAATACGAATTATTAAAAACGCTATTTATCAACATAAGGTAAAGCAAGCAATCAATCAAGCCAACGAGTTTCATTCTCTAACAAATAAGAGATACTTTGTTATCGCTGTTGGTTCACAAGTAAAAGTCTTTACAAAGCAAGACTTAAAATTTTTAGTATCAACTCGCAAATTCCGCAAAGGTGTAGGCATTGCTGACCTTGAACGAATTGCCTTATACACCACAATATGAAGTTTTTAATTAAAGAAGATTTTAATTCCGTGTGCGATAGCAATACGCTTTCAGTAATTGACCAAGCTGATGAGAATAACCTTACTCGTGCAGAGCTTTATGCAATAGAAGAGGTTAGCTCTTATCTTCGCAGTCGCTATAATGTTACAGAGGCATTCTCTCAAAGTGGAGAAAACCGCAATAGTCAACTCGTAATGATATGTTGCGATGTAGCCTTATATCACCTCGTCGCTTGGCTACCAAAGCGTATAGGATTTGAAATAAGAGAAATAAGATACAAAAGAGCCATTGAATGGTTAGAGAGTGTGCAAGCCGCTAAGGCTTCACCTGATTTGCCTTGCCTTAAAGATAACAAAGGTGAAGACATCTTACCTATAAGGAATGGCTCTTGGGATAAGAACATTTATGAATATTAGATTATGGATATTAAAAAAATCTTTACACGAAAGCAAAGTGATGCTTTTCTTTCAAAGAATGTGATTAGCAGAGATACAGTTAAACAAACAATGCTCTCCTTAGCAATGAGAACAGATTATTTAACCAAGAAAGATATTTCTTCTTGGCGAAGGGCTTGGCAAAGAGCTATAGACATTTGCCACCCTAATAGGTGTGAGCTTTACGATATTTATACAGACACAATGATAGACCTGCATCTTAGTGGTGCTGTGGAGCAAAGGAAGAATATGGTACTAAAAAAGGCTTTTCGTCTTGTAGGTAAAGATGGAAAAGAAGACCGTAATATCTCTGAGCTCTTTGAAAAAGAGTGGTTCAAAGACTTTATGAATTTAGTCTTAGACTCTCGTTATTGGGGACACTCATTGATTGAGTTAGGAGACAAGATAGGGGATAAATTCGCCTCTGCAACATTAGTGCCACGTAAGCATGTGGTACCTGAATATGGTGTTATTATTAAAGATGTGAATGACAACCCTTCACAAGGTATAAAATATCGTGATACAGACCTTGCTATGTGGTGTATTGAAGCAGGGAACCTATACGATTTGGGGCTATTGCTCAAATGTGCTCCACAAGCAATAAGCAAGCGGCATATGCTTTCTTTTTGGGACGGATTTGGGGAAATATTTGGTGCTCCTGTAAGAATAGCTAAGACAACATCTCGCGACCAAGCACAGCAAGACAAGATAGAGGATATGTTGGTAAAAATGGGAGCTATGTCTTGGGGCGTCTTCCCAGAAGGTACAGAAGTGGAGTTTTTAGAAACTACACGTGGTGATGCCTTCAATGTCTATGATAAACGTATTGACAGAGCCAATTCAGAAATGAGCAAAGGCATATTAAATCAAACAATGACCATTGATTCAGGCTCTTCACTCTCTCAGAGTCAGGTGCATTTAGAGATATTTGAAAATGTTGTAGAGAAAGATGCTGACTTTTTGCGAGATGTCATTAACGACAAACTTATTCCTCTTATGATTAAGCACGGTTTTGCTGTGGAGAACTATCGTTTTGATTGGGACGATGCCGTAGATTATACCCCACAAGAAATGCAGAATATTGAACAGATGCTTATCAATGCAGGATTTGAAATTAAACCAGAGTATTTCATTGATAAATATAACATACCAATAATAGGTAAGAAACAACAAGAAGATTTTTTCGCCTAAGCCCCGAACATTTTGCGGGGCTACACAAAGCACTTGCCTCTTTATATAAAGAAAGTAGTATAAAATTAGTCGTAGAAGACAATCTTCCTGTTGACCACTCTTTGTTTGACACAGTAGTACAATACATATATGACTCCAAGGTCTTCTCTGCTGATATGCTCAAGGATAAAAGAGTTCAAGACTTGCTCAACCAAACAAATACAATCTTACAAACAGCACTTAACAAAGGGATAAATCACAAGGTACCTGTGGAGTTTTCCTTAGCCTTAGAACAAAACATCTTCCTCTTCTCAGGCTTCAAGACTTACCAAGAACTCAATGAGGTATCCTCTCTGCTGAAAGGCGAGGACGGAGGTTTCAAATCCTTTGAGAAATTCCATGAAGATGTATTACGAATAGATAACACATACAATGGAAACTACCTGCAAGCAGAATATAACTTTGCAGTGCAATCTACTCAAATGGCTGTCAAGTGGCACGACTTTCAAGAGGACGCAGACCGCTATGATTTACAGTATCGCACAGCAGGTGATGACAAGGTGAGAGAGGAACATCAGGCATTAGACGGTACAACACTACCAGTGAATGATAGTTTTTGGGACTCCTATCTGCCTCCTTTAGATTGGAACTGCCGTTGCACAACAGTTCAAGTTCTCAAAGATAAATACCCTCTCAGCGATAGCAAGGAAGCAATAGCCAAAGGCAATACCGCCACAGCTAAACCTAAGCAAAAAATTTTTCGCTTCAACAGTGGAAAGACTATGAGGATATTCCCTGATAAGCATCCTTACTACAAAAGTCCAGAAAAGGGGTTAATAATCAAAATAATAGACCAGCTAAAACCCGAACAATTTGATGCTATTCCAACAGATAAAGGTGAAGTACTTATAAGTAACAAACAGCAGAAACAAGAAAGGCAAGAAAATATTGATATTGCCACTTATTTAGCTAATAAGTACAATTATTCAATCAGATTATTAGGTGTTCTCAGAGACAAAAAAACACCCGACAGTTTCAATAAGACATTGGGTATTTTTCAAGAGTATAAAGTATCTCAAGCTAACTCCAAAACTTCTATTGATACATTATTAAGAAGTGGCTATCATCAAGCCGATAATATTGTCTTAAAAATTAGTGATAAAATAGATAAAAGAATCCTGACAGATGCTATCAAGAGTAGAATATGCAGAACTGATAATGCAAAAACATTACACCTTATTATAGGGAATACAGATATAAGATATACAAGAGAAGAAATATTGAACAAAGGCTTTAAAATACAATAGGAGTAAATATATATACTAATACTCACTCCTAAGGCTGGGTAGATGACGTATCATCTTCCAATTGCAAAGATACAAAAAGAATTTAATACACAAGCAAAATGAACAAAAATATTTTTATTCAAAGACTTCTAAACGATATAAGAGTTGACCTATCCGATGAATTTGACCTTAATTTCTCACGCAAGGCTTTCTTCAAAGAGAAGTGGCAAGAGCGTAAGAGTGATGGCAAAGGCTCTCTGTTATTAGTCAGCGGTAAGTTACGCCGTAGCATCAGAGCAAAAGTAGTTAATGACAGCATCGTATGGTCAAGCAGCGAAATATACGCTTTAATACATAATGAAGGTGGAGAGATAACAGTAACTAAGGGGCTAAAAGCTCATTTTTGGAAGAAATATTACTCAGTGGTAGGAAAGATAAGATACAGCAAAGACTCAACGCATAGCAAGACTAATGATAAACTGTCTGGTTTGGCTGGCTTCTATAAAGCTATGGCTTTGATGAAAATCGGTAGTAAAATACATATTCCAAAGAGGCAATTCATAGGCTTCAGCCCAGAGGTAAAGAAGAGAATTGAAATAGTGTTTAGTCGCTCTTTAAAAGAGCTTGATACACAAGTGAAGGATATATTAAAACCTAAGAAGATATGAGAAAGAAATTATATTTACTCATCAAGGAGGCTTTGCTTTCTTTGACGGAAAATAACACAACTCTAATTAAAGATGTGAATTATTGGAACGAACAGATTATGTATGCTATGGAAGAACAACCATTTTCTACACCTTCCGTGTTTTTGGAGTTTACCACTATAAATTGGACACACCAACTTAAAGGCGTAAAAGAGGCAGATATTGAGATAAGACTGCATGTCATCACGCCCAGCCGTGTGGGTGATTGGCAAGAAGCAATAAATAACTTAGACATTGCAGATAAGATAAACCAAAGCCTTACAGGCTTATGTAGTGATAATATCAGTGCCTTACAACTCTTACGTAGCGAGACAGACCACAATTTTGATGAGTTACAAGACAACGTTGAAATTTATTGCACACACGTAACAGACTTTGTTGCTTACAGTAAGCACAACAATGTTAAGGTTATTCCTATAAAAAACAATGCATAAAAAAAAGCGAAGTTTGTCGCCTCGCTCTTAAAAAACACTGTTAATTGTGATTATTCTTCTTCCAAATATTTCTGATAGTCTATACAGAGGTATTGGTAAAAAGTACTTCTTGATATATGAAAAGTATCTCGTACATATTTGTTATATATATACTCATTGCTTAGTCCTTGTGAAGATAAATTCTCGTATAATTCGTTTATCTCTTTTACTCTTATAAAAAAATACTTCTTTGTATATGCCATACCTTACATTTTTTTGTTATCTTTGCACTTACTATTTGGTGCAAGGCTTCAACGACTGTAAGGTTTTTGGAGTCTTTTTTTATTTGTATGCAGCTATTATCTTGCTCATCACCTCTCCAATCATTATTCTGTTCGCCTCATCATAATATTCGTTGCAAAATCTACTTCCGAGACATATGAGCAAGCAAAAAAACATTTTATCCACAGATAGCCCAATTTTTGCCGTGCTTGTTTTTGCCTTGTTATTGGCGAGCCTCTCATCTATATTTTCAATCTCTTGCTGCAATAAATCTATAAAACATTTTTCTACAATCTCATCTATATAGCTCTGTTGCTTAGTATTCTCAGCAGATTCTTTCATGTCAGCCATTAGTCCTACTAACAGTTGCATATCTCTTTTCTCTAATCTTACTTTTATGTTTTTCATCTCTTTGTTTTATTCCTATTCTCTATTTTTCTTCTCTACTTTCAGTTGTTCCATAGCTCCGCGTTCAGATAAGTCTCGGCGTACTTCTTCCTGGTGCCGTAAGGTATCATGGCAAAGTACTTTGTTATGTACCCAAAGGCTTTTGCTCTCTCCTCTGTGCTCATCTTGTCCCATTTCTGACGGGTGCGTTTCTTGCTGCTGCTTATTTTGTCGTCGTATTTTTGCCAGAAAGCCTCAAAATCCACCTTCGCCTCTTTTATGCACAGGTTTCTTTTCTCTTGTATCCACCTTTTCAATCCGTCTGTTGTCTTGGGCAGATATGCCACAAGCCAGCGGTGTTGTGCCACGCTCAGAGTAGCAGGGGCAAGGTCGTAGCTCACCAATAGCCCCTGACTATCATAGTTCGCCACCACTTGCCCTGCAAAGCTCTCTGAGGTGATTATGTACGTTGTTGTCTCTTCTTGTCTCTTGTCCATCGTCCATTGTTTATTTGTTGTTTTTTATAATCTAATCTCCCTATCCCCTAAATCAACTCTCCCGCTCTTTTGGTTCTTTTCCGCGTGGAAAAGAACGCTTCTCTTGTTTCGTTCTCTATAAAGAGAATGAAAGGCAGACGCTATTCGCAAGAAGTCATTGACAGGGGCAAGTAGTGTTTCACTCTGTCTTTATCCGTCTCCCAAGCAGATACAAAGGTAGCAGAAGCCTTAGGTTTGTAGCTCTGTTCTATTATTTCTAATCCCTCTGCAAAATCTTTGTTGTCTATCTTTGTTGAGAGTTTCTTCAGTTCTAATACTCTTGAGGGTTTCAAGTTTCCATTTTTGTCCATTCTCAACAGGTTATTTATCACCTCTACTAATTTCCCACTCGCCTCATCAACGGCAAGGGAGGCAATGTACTGTTTTATCTTAGCTACTCCACTGTGCATTGTGTCGTCGTAGCAGTCTATTGTACGAAAGCCTATTGTTATGCTTTCTCTGCCGTCCTCACTTGTGAATGTGTGGCTCTGCTGAGCCTCTTTCACTCCATAGACCTCTGCCTTCAACTCCAAGACTTTTTCAAAGTCTCTATACACATTTTGTTTGCTTTCTTGCAAACTTTTAGCCGTCTCTTTCAGCCTTTCAAATACTCCACCCACTGTCTGGCTTACTAATTCTTTGTACGTGTCTCTGTCTTGCTGTCTTTTCTCTTTCTCTGCTTTAATTTCTGCTTCCATTTGTCTGCGTAGTTCTTTCTTTTCCTCCACGCTCAGAGCATTTAAATCTACATTTGTCATTTTCTTGTTGTTTTTGTTGTTATTTGTTTGTTGTTGTTTTCTTTTGTCTTATCCTTATCTCGTCCATTTCTTCATATATCGTTATCTTCACGCTTGCTATGCTGCTATCTCTCCTCAGAAATGCCTTCGCCTCCTCTCTCACAAGGTCAATGTCTTCTTTCTCTCCATATATGCCCTTTAACTCTTGCCCCTTGTTATCCATCATCACCATTTTATATGTCATCTTCTTTGTATTGTTTATTTGTAGTACTCCTCCATCACGCTCTGGTGAATCTCTCTGCACATCTCCACCAACTCCTGGCGACTTATTTTCTCCGCCTCTCTCATCACCTTCGCCTGTTTGCTAAATCCAAAGTATAAGCCTCTTAACTTGTCTATCGGTATGCGGTTAAAGTCCCCGCACCCCGTAGCCCTCAGGGCTATGGCTTTTATGATATTGATGTTTCCCTCTTTTCCCCCTGCTGCCAAGAAGCCTCCTATTGCAGCAATAGCTCTCTTTCTCCACGCCTCCGCATCCTTAAGCAAGGGCTTTCTGGCTCCTTCAAGCCTTTGGCAAACCTCTTTTAGCTCACTACACGTCAGTTTCTTAGAGCTCTCTACTCCATACTCTGCGAGCAATGCCTTCTTATCCTGTGCATCTAATTCGTGCATCATTATATGCAACCACCTTATCATCTCTGCCTTTGTCTTCTGTCTTTTCATCTTGTTATTTGTTTTTATATGTTGTCTGTCCAATATTCCTCTGCTCCTTTGTCCCATATCACAAAATCTTTTCCTCCTTCTCCTTTCTCGCTGTCCTCATACCTCGTAGTCAAGAAAGCCTTGTAGCCCTCCACTCTTATCTTTATGTCTGAGTTATATCTTATATACTCCGCTATTGCCCCTTGTGGAGCATTGTTTTTCTCATGTGCCACAAATATGAATAGCTTGTTTGGGAAGTTCTTCATCAGTTTTATGTAGTCTTTTATGGTGAAGTCTGTCAAGTAATGCACAGAGTCTATCACCACCACCTCACTGCTCCGTCTCTTTGCAAGCCTACTCCACAGTTCTTTCACATCTTCTTTCTCTATCAGTACAAAACGACAGCCTGCCTCAATCATCTCGCACCTCTGCCAAGCTCTTTTGAACGAGAGGCTCAGCCCTTGTTCCAAGCTGTCGTAAGCTACTCTTTTGAATCCCGTCAGGTACTTGCATAGTTGCAACAGAAAGGTAGTCTTCCCACTTCCGCTCCCTCCATACACTATCCAGGAGCCTCTTAGCTCTGGACGACCAAACGATGCAAGCCACCGCCCGCTAAATGGTGCAGCCTCAAAGGTTGCACTCTCAATGTTCTTGTTGCTTATTGCTCTGCCCATTGCCTTATGCCTCCTCCTTGTCTTGCTCTTGCCTTGCTCTTTGCTGTTTTGTTGCATATATTCTGCGTTTCACCCTCCTCAAATCTCCCTCGCTCTCTTCCACTATTCTCTTTATCTCTTCGCTCTCTTCCACTCCGTTTGCCTTGCATACTCCCGCAATATCCGTTGCATTCACCTCTTGCAAAGGAATGAATTTCCTCCCGCAACGGCTATATATCTCCTTATATCCTTTCCTGTTCACCCTCACACCTTTCTTTATCCTCTTAGCTAAGAAGTCTGTGGCACTCAACACTATTCCGCACCTGTCTTCCAACTGGTTGTATAGGCTTATGAAGAAGTAAAGCACTTGGTCCGATAGTTTGTCCGCCTCATCAAGCACTATCAGGGGTCTGTCTTGCTTCTTCAGGTTGTAGATTATCTCTCTCATCATCTCTCCCACAGTGCAACCCACTCCGCTCAGTGCCATTTCTCTTGCCAACTCTTCCAAGAAGAGCTTGCGGTTCCAATACTCACTACAAGACAGCGAGTACACATTCTTATTCTGCGAGGTGTACGAAGCTATTGCTCCACTCTTTCCACTGCCTGCCTCTCCAATCACTGCAAACACCAAACTGCTCTGGCGTGCATCTTCCAACAGACCCACCATTCTCTTGTATCCTCTTGTGGCTACTATCTTCCATTGCTTTTCCTCCTCTCTTTCACCTCCACATACGCTGGCTATCTTCCTGAACATCTCATCTGTTACTAAATCCCAGTTCCCGTTCAGTATTTGGCTTATTGTGCCACTGCTCACTGCGTGCATACTCTTTGCTGCTTTGTTCTGGCTGCCTTTTCTCTGGCAGTAGTCTGCCAAGTGCTCTCTAATCGTTGCTTTCTCTCTCTGTGTCATCTTGTGTTTATTTTTTGGTTAATATAAATCCTCTATGTATTCTTCCTCTTCCTGCTCTTTTGTCTCAAAGTCCACTATCTTCACACTCTCTTGCACACTCTCTATCTCCTCTGTGCTTATCCTTTGGCTGTTTCTTCTATTTTTGTGTTGCCCCCGGCTGTCGCATAGCATCAGGCGTGAGAGTGTTGCATCTATCTTTCCTGCATTCTCTTCCAATAAACTCCGCGTTGCCTCTTGTGCTCCACATAGCACCTGGCTCACATGCGCCTCAAGGCTTTTGTTAAAGTCTATCACTCTTGCGTATTGTCTGCTGTCTTCCGGTGTTCTGTCTGCTATTGCCATTGGCTGAGTGTATTTCTCACAGAGCATAAAGCGTCTTTCTCCGCTCTTGCTCTGTGCCAACACACAGCTTAAATCCTCTGGGTCGTACTTTATCACCCAATCCTCGTAGCTGTATTTTCTGAAGTTCATATCCCAACAGTCATACACTTTCTTTTCTCCTCCTATTGTGCAAGCAATTCCATTGCCCTCCAATCTATTGGTTAGCATCTTGCCACCTCTTTCTCTCACAGAGCCAAAGTGTAGCAGATATTCTTCCGTGCTCAGTGGCAATCTCTGGCTCAGAGGCAATAAGTCAAACATCTCTTTGTAGCGGTCTATTTTCTTTGCTCTCTCTTCTTCTATTATTGAGGCTATCTGTCTTGCACACCCTTCCATATCCGGAAAGCTATGCCTGCACCTGTTCAGTGCATCAGAGTTCACCTGCCTATCTCTTTTAGATGTTATTCCATACCCTGACCAGTTCCCCTCTCTCTGGCAGTAGTCTTTGTTCAGCCTGTTAAAGTAAGGCTCTATCACCTTTGCCTTTGCATTGTGTGCTCTGGCGGGAGTCAAAATCCCAGCCACTGCCTTGTAATCTTCAGAGAGGTTTTTAATTGCATACCTGTCGCATTGCAACTGTCCCACTTTCATTCTCTGCCCAAAGAGCTCTGCGGTGTGATTTACTGCATTCCTTAGAGCCTTTCTTATCAACTCCGGTGTCTCTGCCTCCCCAATGGCATACCCTATAGGGTAGTTCACACAGGCGTCCAACACCACTACCACCGTCAGCCTGTTGTGATATGTCGTTACTCTGTGTCCTTTCTTATCTTCCTTTGTCTTCTGGTACAGCAACTCTGCGTCCCAGCCATCTGTTGTCCAATACATCATTGCCCCTTGGGGTCTCTGCCTTCTGCATTGCATTGTCTTTGTATTCCTGAATGCAGTTTCTCCTCTTCTTCCTGCATACGTTACTATATCCGTTTTCTCTCTCCACACTCCCACACAAGAGCCGGTTATTTCTTTCCAGCCCATGTTATTTGCTAAGATATTATAATATGTAGCTATCTGCTCATTGTCAAAGTTCCTCCTGTCTGCTATCATCTGAATAACCACACTCTCTTTCACATCGCTATCTATCTTCTTTGTGTTCCCATTCATATATTTGCCACTCACTAACACCTTATAACCACCTTTTAAATACTCATTAAACTTCCTTCTAAGACTTCTTGTATTCTCTGGCAAGCTGTGTTTTTTTTCTGCCTTTATCCTTCCCAATGCCTCTGCCACTCTTGCCCAAAACTCTCCTTTATTAGTCCCTCTATGGCTCTGCCTGCTCCTATGTGAAGCAGAGGCTTCCAATATCTCTCTACACCTATTCAGCAGTGAGGCATTTGCAGTGTATTCCTCTATCTTCTCTGCTGACAGGTGCCTTCCGTCTCCTAATATGTAAGCACAGAAATATTCTCTTGCCTCTGCATCTTCCTCCACACCCTCCATTAAGGGCTTTGCACTCTCTTTACAAGTGGGGTATTTCTCATATATAGCCTTGCGGTATTTCTCCGGAAAGCTATCCACCCCATACAATGCCTTCCTTCCATTGCCTCCCCTCTGCAAGCGTTCTATCTGCCCACGATTGCTCAGGTTACGCAGAGTAGTTACAGGTATTATTCCCTGCAAATCCTCCGCAGTGCAAGCCAATGTATTTCCTATATATTCCATTTCTTTTCTTATTCTCTTATTTCTCTGTTGCTCCGCCAGGGGAATCGAACCCCCACAAACGCTATCACCTGTCTGCAACCTTTGGCGGATACTTCCTTAGCGGAAGGGTTTTCGCGTAGACACCTTTATCTCTCCAACACCACGTCCTCCACCACAGGCTCATAGCCTATCTTCGTGCAATATCTCAGCATCTCCATTGTGTCTGTGAACTTGCCTATTGTGGCGTTGTTTTCATTTTTTATCTCTATATCAAAGCTCTCGTTATGATATACTATTCTGTACTCTTTCATTTCTTATTTCCTCCTTGTGTTTATTTGTTTGTTTATTTATTGATTATCAGTATTATTTTCATTACCACAATAGCCACCACTGCCACCGCTATTGATACTCCCACTATACACATCTCTTCATGTCTGTCTTTGTTCTTCTTTCTCTCGTGCTCTGTCATATTGTTTGTTTTTATTTTGTTTTATTCCTCGCAAGGCAGCTCCACACCTCCGCATTTCTTAGCCATCTCTCTTATCCTTGCCGCTCTTGGCGAGAGTGTTCTGTACTTTAAGGCGTCAAACACCGCTACGTCGCTTACGCCAAACACTCTCCTTATCTTTGCCCTTGTCTTAGGCGTTACTTTTATCCTTCTCTTTTCCATTTCTTTTTCCTCCTCTCTTTGTTATGATAATATCTCAATGCTCATCTGCTTTCCCACTGGCAAGCCTTTCACGCTCCCTATCCTCTTGGCACTCTCTCTGTAGCTCAGCAGCCACTGTGCAAAGAGTACATTGATGTACCATTTCCCCCTTGCGTCCTTGTAGAAGTGCTCCGGGTGCTTGCGAATCCTCTCTCTCACTGCTCCGCTCATCACTGAGTAGCCGTTTTGTAGCAGCCACTCCACATAAGGCATTGCCTCCATGCCACACAGATATATGCTCTTAGGCATATCTATCACATTCCTGCCGTATCCGCCCGTCTTCCTTATGGACGGCAAAACGTCCGTTGTCACCCAACGGGTGAACCTCTTTGCCTTTGGCTTGCTGCTTTGAAATATCAAAGCATATAACCCAGCCTCATTAAGTGTTGAAAATCTTTGCTTTCCACCAAGGGTGTGTAGTGTCACCGTACCCCCTTTGTACTCACTTCCCAATCTTGCGAAAACTTGATGATATTGGTTTATTCCGAGGCTTTCGCAAACATCTTTAGCCACAAATACAGGCTCACCATTCACCACTTCGTAGCGTATTTCCACTCCTGAGGGTGCTAACATCATTTCTTTTCTCTTTTCCATCTCTTTTTCTGTCATCATCTTTTTTGTTTATTATTTGTTATTTTTAATCTAATCTCCAACTCTCCCGCTCTTTTGGTTCTTTTCCGCGTGGAAACTTCCAATGGAAGCGTTTAACTTGTTTCGTTCTCTTCTAAAGAGAATGAAAGGCAAATCCCGCTTCTCTCTTTTCCATCTCTTTTTCCTTTTTATGTTGTTTTATTTTCGTAAATTTGTACCGTCTTTATTAACTTAAGACACGGCAAAGATAATAGAGATATTTCAATTAAGAACATTTTTTATGAGAGAAAATTCAATTTTAAAGGAAAGAATTTTGCAATACCTTGAAAATAAAGGTATTTCAAAATACGAATTTTACCAGAAAACAGGTGTTTCTAATGGGATTTTATCCCAAAAAAATGGTATAAACGAAGAAAACATATTGAGATTTCTCAATTATTTTGATGATATTTCGCCCGATTGGCTCCTAACGGGCAAAGGAGAGATGCTTCGTTGTGGCGACCCACCAACCGCCCCAACGAACCCCAACGAGTGTGCGAGCTCACAAAATAACCTCACCCCTCAGCAGACAAATAGCAATGTAACCTCACTAATATCAATTCTTCAAGACACCCTCAAAGAAAAAGACCACCAAATAGACCGCCTCCTTTCAATCATAGAGCACAATAACCTCACCCCACCCAACAAATAACCCCTCCACAACCACAAAAAAAGGGCGAACTACAAGTCCGCCCAATCATCAAATCCCAAAAATAAACCATTAGTTACCTCTTTCACACAGAGAAAATATGAAAATATGAGGTTTTTAGTCTCATTTTCACCCCGCAAAATTACTAATATTTCTGTTATACAGTACTTTACGCTTATTTTTTACACTCTTTTTTGCTCTTTTTGGTGGCATTAAAGGGTATTTAAAGAGCGAAAAACGCCCTTTTAAAAATAATTTTGTACCCTTTAGCCCCTTGTTCAGAGCGTTAAAAAACCTTAAAATGAATATCCAACTGAATATCCAACTGAATATCCAACTTTTTTTGCCTCTTTTTTTCCACCCTTCACAACAAAAGCAAGACGGCACTAAATCCAATCAATTTAGTGCCGTTTCAGCCATTTATTTGCTAAGGTTAGTAAACTGTTCAATCCCTTGTATTATCAAGCGTTAAACGCCATTTTGTAGGTATTTATTCACCCCATTCAAGTATAATGTAACTCCGATTAAACCCATATCAATTTTCCGCTCCTCTTTGAGCCCCAAAGTTAAAGCAAAATTCAAGTAAATGTACATTTCGTTTTTTCACCTAAAAATATATCCTATTGATTTTCAGGCAAAAATATATTTAACAATGTACTCTTCGTTTTAATGCCCATACTACCGCTTCGGGCAGCTTATCAAATGTTACTGTTTCTTTTTGCATACGCCAATCGTTTTTAATTGTTCGATGGCAAAGGAAACAGGTTTTTCAATGGTGGAATCATTCACCAAAATATAACTGATGAATAACTTTTTGATGGTGGTTAGTGGTGGTAAGTTATTGATAATGAGTGAATATTTAATGCGTAGTAATGTTGGCTATGTTAGTTGCTGGGAGTATTCTGCGTCTCAGTGTTTTTAATTCCTCCAACGGTGATTATTATTAGGGGATAAACAGATATCAAAAGAAAAATGATAAGATTTGACAAGACCTCCATTTATTATTCGTATTTTTACGCAAATCTTGCCTATTTGTGGTGTGACGTGCAAAAATAATAGAGCAAGTATGATTATTTATTTTAAAACCTCCTTTATGAAATATCTGAAATACTTTTTACTTGTTATACTGCAATTTGCTATTGTTGAGCTGGTTGTATGGTTTCACACGACGGGTTTAGGGTGGCATATATCTGAACTGACTCCCAGTGATGCTATTTCATTATGGGGTACAGTCACCACCATTGTGTTTTTAGTATTCTCAGTTCTTGCCCTTTGGAATGTAGACCAGAAGATTCAAGAGCTCAATGAGATGAAACGGAGCATTGGCGACAAGTTCGATAGCATTGAGACCAAGAACCGTGAGGTGATGCTGGAGGCTGACAAAGCCCAGAGAGATATTGTAAAGCAAGCCGAGGAACAGATTAAGCGAATTTTGGATAAGAGTACATACAGACAAAACTTCTACGATACTCTTACAAGAATAGCCAATGATCCCGATTTTGGTAGGCAGGTTCAAGAATATACACATTTCCTAAGAACAAGCGGAGATATCGAAGGTATTAATTATGCTTATGTGTATATCTGTAGAGGGAATGCTTATCTTATGTTGTCAAGAGTTGACAAAGCGTTATCAGATTTCGAGATGGCTGCAAAACTAGATACCAAGACAGTTGCCCCTTTCTTTGCATTAGGACATTATTATGTCACGAAGAAGGATTATCTCAAAAGTATTGAAATTTATAAAGAAGGATTGAAAATTGACCCGCAAGATGATAGCTTGCTGATGAATATAGCCAATTCATATTCCGCGATGGGTGAATATGCTAAGGCTGATGCCTATTATGATAGGGCATTAACATTCAATCCGGATTTAGCAATGGCATACTATAACAAAGCTAAACTTACCAAAGAGAAGAAAGAAGAATTATGGAAAGAGAAATGTATGGCATATCTCAATCACTGTATCAAGATAATGCCCTATTTTTATGATTCTAATATCAACAAAGCAGCATTACTTCGCGAAGACAATAAAAATGCAGAGGCAGCGGAAGTGTTGACAAATGTCATTGAACCAACCTTCCGTCCGGAATTTATAATGGCAATCCTTCAACGTGGAATAGCATATAGGCTCATAGGGAAAATGCCGCAAGCATTAAATGACTTCAACACCGTTCTCCTTTATCAGCCTCACAATGTACAAAATCTTTCAAATCTTTCAGTTGCTCATTTCTCAATGGGACACATAAATGAAGCTTTGTATTTTGCTCATATTGGCTTGGATGAAGCAGAACAACAAAATAGGCATGATTGTGACGCTGAATTCAATGAAGTTATAAATCGCATTGATGCAATGTCGCATACTATTGTACGCACACAATGATGAATATCCTTAACTAAAAACTTACCATCTGGGGGGCTTCATTAGTCTCTTTTTAAGAGCAGTATGAAAACCGTAATTTTCACATGCTCTATTTGAAATCAGATAGTAAAAAGATAATTATATAAGGGCTATTTATGCAATTTTTCTATCCAGCTTAATCTTGCACTCTGATTCCGTATGCGACATTTTGCGCTCAATGGTGGATATTTCCGAATCACGTAGAGTATGAGCGAATACTTTCTTTATAAATGTGGCAGTCTGTAGGC